TATTGAATGTCGCAATCTTCCCAGATGCTACCCCTTGCACTTTAATAACAAGCGGACCACTTGCTCGCTTTCGTATGGCAAATACTGACTTGAAGCCAGTCAAATCCACATTGTCATCTTGAACTGCGTAAACTATCCCGAAATCCTCGCCAATATTGAGGTCTATATCTTTTACATTCATTACTTATCATCTCCCTTAATTGAATGGAATCGTACCTTGTTTATCGTACCCGGTCACATCGACTACCAAATACTGAGATGTGGTTTTACCCGAGCAACCTACAGGATATGTGGTGACTGTATTCCAATCAATAAACTGATACGATTTCAACGATACGGTACTCTCATCGTGAAATCTGAACGTTTGCCACACTCGCCCCGTATGTGACTTTTTATCTCCATTATTAATATTAGGCCCCCAAACGGATGCATCGATTACGGACATGGGTATAATTGCAACCTTGACGCCGTATGACTTTGGATCACGGGCCATGTTTGTAAAAGTATCCGGAACGTAGTTTGATAACTGGTTATACCAATCGTGCGCGTAATGATCGATTATGCGTAGGTACCTGATGCGGCTATCATATATCACATCATTCTGCAGATTGTAATCTGCTGCCCAGGATGCTTTATAGTACTTGTGACGGCCAAGCACTTGCAATGCCGTATTAGGCTTACTACTCCCTACCTTGTCAACAAATCGAATACGAGGTGTATCTGCATTAGCCACAACGTCCTCGAAGTATCCAAAGCAATAGAATTTAATACCAGCCTTCACTTCATCAACCATTGCTTGTGTTACCTTTTCGCCTGGTTTAATTACATCCACTACCAGCACCATTAATCGTTCACGACGTTTATGAACCCACTGAGCTGCAAATTCATATCCTTGTGGAACTGATACTGCTATAAGAGGTGCATCACCATGATATGCGTAATTAGTGACATAAAAGACCTGGATTACATTAGCCTCCCCTGCGATATACCCATATTGGAATTTACTTGTAGGCACCATCATAGGAGTGTAAGCTGCGGGCTTGAGTGGAATTTGAACTGTTGGTGTTATCCCCCTCATTGATCCAGTATAGAGAACTGCCTCTTTTTGTTTAGGGAAACTAAGATATACTAGATTGTCATAGGTATCATTTATAATCGTGACGCCTTCTTTATTCTGGATGTTAATAAATTCCATACGCCAACCACCCTTCATATGTAAGATCTTTAAATTGACGATTGATATTATATTCATCCTGGGACACTGCAAAATAATATATTATGATATTGCCCCTAACCTCTGCCACTAAGTACTGTCCCATGGCTGCAGCCCAGACATGTTGACCAGGCTGCAATCCATTCACAGTAATTTGTTGACGTCGATTAGGAATGTCAGATACATACATCCGCCCCTCGATACGTGTAAGCCTTTCCTTGAGATTTAGTATGATATTGCCGTTAACGTCATAAGCTAATACATGCGGTTCCATAATACCTCCTACCAGCACCCAAGTTTAATCCGAGGGTTGTTATCATCATCAAAACCTGTAATAAGATTATCTTGAATCTCAACACGAGCACCGGTCTCTCTCGAACGAAGTAACCCGATTGTACTGGACACCGCCGCTAAATTATCAACATGTAATTTGTCAGCAGTAACTGCGTTAGCCTGAATCATCTTATTAACAATGACGTTATCATCGAACTTAGTTGCTCCAGTGATGTGAATCAATTTCCCCGCAATGTATACACCGGACTGACTGAGGTTAATGCGAGACACCAACTCACCACCATCAATCTCGCCAATACTTTTTTTAACTTGCAAATCGATGCTACCAGCTAACTCAGTAATGCGAGATTCCATATGTGACGCCAAATTCGTAATTCTTCTAGTGGTCTCTACAGAATTCGTATTGAATTTCTTATCAAGCTCCTTAATTTGCTCATCAACTTTATTCAGCCCGAGAGACTCAAGGTCTAGCAAGCTCGCATCAATTTGTGTCTTAATCACGACTTGCTTCTCGTTAACGAGTCCATCTCCGAACACATCCACAAACGAGCAACGTATCCGGTATATTCCGGCTGAGTTCGAATATGTCAGCATGGTGCTAGTAGTTTCAAAATCATCGGTGCGTTCATCTCCGATCACGTGGCATCTAATTGCGTATGCTTGTGCCGGCTTAGTTGAGAAATAAAGATTGAATCCCCCTAACTGGCTTTTTACTACAAGCTCAGGCGCGGCCAACTGCGGAACGTTATACTCGTACGTTGCTGCAGTCGAGTATTTGCCCAACGTGCTGCGAGCATAAAGATAAACAGTATCTGCTCGTTTAGATAGGGTAAGTACAGCAGATGTACCTTTAACTCTTGCCAATAAAGCCTTCGTATCTTTACCAGGATTATTATCGGTACGTAATTCGTAATAGTCGACGTCAGCATTCAGTACCTCATCCCATGATGCGGTGGCATTTCTGCCGAAAGTAATACCGAAATTGCTAGGCATGTCAGGTATCGCATCCATCGGTTTGACTATCACATCAACCATTTGGGCTGTTTCTGCTCGGTTGCCAAATCGGTCAACCGAGATTGCTTTGATTCGATACTCCTCACCTGGACCTAAAGATTTGATAATAACCTGACTATTACTACTGCCAGCATACTGCCATTCTTGCCCCGTTACAGGTTTTCCACTTTTCGATTTTAAGAGATACCAAACCTCCGCCACATCGAAATTGGCAGGATTACTAGGCGGGTCAAATAGCACTTGTAAGTCGTAGTAAACACTTTTATCAGCCGTTTGATTGTACCGACTTATAACATGTAAATTCTGAACATCCTCTGGCGTTTGCATTTTAGGTATAGCTATGGATTTTGTCACGCCAGTAGTCAGCTGGCCTAACTCATTAATAGCCTGTACCCGCACCTCATAGGTCGCACCTAGCAGCACATCAGATATTGTGGTAGTATTTGTGGATGCCGGGTAGTTTCCGATATATGTCCACGTATCGCTTTTTACGTTTCGGTAATTCACGACTACGTTTGAGACTTTTCCGTCTCGAGGTAACTGCCATGTTACACCTATACGTGAGTACATGATGCCGTTAGCACCATAGACATCGCTCACTAACCCTACTGATTGAATATCAGATGCACCGTGATTTGTATAATCAATACTTGGCACCGTGCCATCATCCGATACATAGAGTTCTGGATAATACTCCATGCATTGGATCTTACGAGTCATTTCTGATAGTGTCTTTGTAATAGCCAACACACGAAATGGCTTAGCCGATTTAGAGACCTCTCCGAATGCATATACCGCATCAGGCTGCACCGGTATAGCCTCTCTAACAATCACATTGAGACCTGATACATTTACTACGTTAAACGTAGAGACGATATCCGTAGAGTTGCTACGAATTAGCAACTGATAATTCTTCCCTGGTTGTACCGACACTTCCTTGTCAAGTGTAATCGTCTGGCCACTTACCGCAACCACACGACCGCCCTCGCCCCATTCGGGTATGTCGTGCTGAATTAGAATAATATCTCCTACCGTGCACGCTATGGCATCCGTAAACGCCTCTATTGTCACAGTACGTATTTCATATTTATTGCATCGCAAGAAATGCTTACCGTGTTTA